TCAGACTCATCGAACTTGTTTGCATCCTCATCGCTAACCAAAGCAATCTTTGGCATAGCTGTAAGGAACGCATCCGGAAAGTCTGCACCATTTGCAGCCTTAGCTGCTACCTTGTTAACTTGTCCAGCAGTCATAATTGCCGCTGGCTCACCGTTCAGAATGGAACGATAGAGAACACCCGCATACTTGTAATGCTCCAATGGGTCACTGGCAGTACCCAAAGCCTTATAATTGTCTGTTTCAATAGGCAATGGCTTGTAAGTTCCCTTACCATCTGTCACGATAACACGACCTGCGTAAAGAACTTCATCTTTTACGCCTGTCCAATCCAAAGCACGACCGCCCTTGATGTCGCCTTCCCATTTCTGGATAATGACGGAATCCTCACCAAAGACAATTTGCTTTTTTGTAGTCTTCAATTCCTGATTCATGTTTTTCAATTTTTAAAGTGACTGAACTAATGATGCGGCTACATTGTCAACGTCCTCCTTTGTTGGCTCGCCCTCGCTAGCACGATAGCTGCCCCCGAATTGTGGTTGTTGCAACGCCTTGTAGTTGTTCGCTACCTTGGAGAGGTATGTTTCGATAGCTTCATCTGTAGCATCATCGCTCAAGGTGAAACCCTCGTTGATACGACTTTCGGGAATGCCCAACTCCTTAGCCTTTGATAAAATCTTCGCATCGTGGTCTGCCTTTGCCTTTGCCTTCGCAGCAGCCTCTTCCTTAGCCTTAGCCTCCTCAGCTTGCTTTTGGATAGTTTCTTGCAATTCCTTAATGGTCTTGCTTTGCGCCTCCATCTGTTCGTTGTAAGTCTTGGCTTGGTCTGTGTTCTTCTGAGTCAAGGTCTCAACGAGTTTCTTGAACTCTTCACGTTCCTTGGTTCTTGCTTCATCTGAAGCTTTCTTCTCTGCTGCTTGCTCTTCAAAGTATTTTTTGAGATAATCCGGCATTTCGTTTTTCTTTGCCAATTCCTCCAAGCGTTTCTTTTCGGCTTCTTCAGCGGCTTTCTTGGCTTCTTCGTCAGCTTTCTTCTTGGCTTCTTCTTCAGCAGCCTTGCGTTCAGCATCTTCTTTAGCCTTCTGTGCCTCCTCGAACTTTTTCTTGGCATCGGTAACTCTGCGGTCATTGTCCTTTTGCAAGGACTCCAAAAAACTCTTTTGACTAGCAACCACTGTCTCGATGTTGTCATCAGTAACAAGCCCCATCTTATCAAGCATTTCGGCATGTGCCTGAAGAACTTCATCACCTAACCCAAGAGACTTATACTCTTGTTTTAGTAACTGGAAAATTTTATCTTTCATTCTTTCGATATATTTGTTAAAACTAGTGCAAAGATAATACGAAAAGAATAATATACGCACTAAATCATTTGCAAGTATCTCACTTTTAAGCAAAAGTGAGTAATAACGGCATTTCTAAGCGATTTAAGGCTATTTCATCACATAAACGAATAATTAATAGCTACACAAAATAGAACTCCTTATATAACAAAAAACGCCAAATATCCTCACGGACATCTGACGCTTGTCGAATAAAAAGAACCTAAACATTAATCTTCTAAAAGTTTATAACATTTCTCATATAACCCAAATGATTCAAATTAGAATAGAACCGCCCATCACGCTCTATGAATTTACCGGACTTCACAATCTCACCATTATGCAACATTGCAAACTTAGAACCATGAGCTGTCCATTTGTTCATTTCTTTCATATGTTCATCAGAACCCCAACCATATTTCTTGATAGTAGGATAAATGAAACGTTCAAAGCAAATTTGACTATCTGTTTTATCATGCTCGGAGCAAATCGGGAGCACTCCATTATGTGCGAACCAATAACCTGCCTTGTAGAATGGATGGCAATTCTTGACACAGACAGAACCATGTGTAGCAAATCTGAAATGTATGATTACATTCTCATTTATATCTCGCTTCATCAATCTACGGATAAATGTAGAGAAATGCAAACTCTTGTAATGGTCAGACTCGCTCACAAAACCGCAACCATCTGGATTTCTCATATACGCAGCCTTTAGCTCATCTACAGATGGCAAAGCAACACCTTTCGGACATACAATAATAACACACATATCTTTACCCTTTCTTTTTCTTAATAATACTTTGATTTCTTTGTGTCCTAGGGCTTTTACCCTAGGACTACATTAATTAATCGTTATTGGTTGCAAATGCATCCTTACGACTCTGGAAGAAAGCCTTCTCTTCTTTATTCAAGAAAGGTATATCTTCGATATTCATAACCTCACTAGTGAAGACATTGTTGCGAGACCAACCGACAAGCTTTGCGCAGAACTTCACCCACATTTCTATCTTCTTGAAATTGGTAGAACCTTGATGTTGGCGAAACTCGATTGTCCTGTGACGTGTATAGCTCTCTGCATTGACCTTATAATGTCTATCTCCATGAAAGACATCGAATCTAATATCTTGATTGCTGTGACAATTAGTGAAATCCTTGTCAAGCAAGCTGGCTGCCCAACGGCAATTACCTCTTCTTGAAGGAGCCATGAAACTATCAATCAATCTTTCAAGTTTCTGATAATTCTTGAAGACGTTAACATACTGCTCACCTGTCAACTTTGCTGCACCAATATGAACGTGAAGACCACAAGTAGAATTTACTCTTGCACCTACGGCATCCAAAGACTTGATAGCCTTCTTTAAGGTTGCCATACCATTTGTATTGCCATTCAATACCGGACTTACAACCTCGTTAGGGTCTATATCACCACCAACTGAAGAATCACTAACAATCTTGAAATAACTCTTGTTGTCGGTGTGGTTATAGCCCTCAGAATGAATATCAACACCATTCTGACGACCTGCCTCTATCAAGGCATTGCGCTCGGCATGAACACATTCTATCTCAACACCGAATGTATAAACGAATCTCGTTGAAGTTGAACCGCTTGGCACACAAACCTTCAACATATCGGAGATTTCTTTCTCACGAAGACCGCAAGCCTTCAATGCAACAATCTTTTCGTTGCGAGGCATCTTTGACTTCTTGATTTCGTCAATAGTCTCGATTAATGACTTCTTTGAACTTGCGAATGAAAAACCAGTCTGCTTAGACATAATCAATTGTGCTAGTTGTTTCGGGTCTTACCCCTTGGTGTCGCTCTCACCTTATTGAGTGAAACTTGTCACTCGGCAAATCAACCAACTTATCTTGATTGACGATGCAAAGATACGAATAAGTTTTGAAACATGCAAGTTTTTTAATGTTTTTCTTTCGTATTTTAACCTTTCGTAACTGCTATGTGAGTCTTGTTAACATTTCAGCTTTTATTTTACCTTATTATATATGTAAAAGGCTTCGATGTTCACACACCAAAGCCTAAAAAACTTTACTAACTAATTACCAATTTTTATCGACTATCTTTTTAAATCATCACCAATATCTTCTTCTACTCCCAAATCCGGTAGTCTGTCATACGCTTTTTGGTCATCACCTCCTTCAGACTTAACACCTAGTAGGTAACCATTCCGAAAAGCATAATATACCAGCTTTTCCATATCTTTAGCCGTTGCGTTATCTGTCAAATGCAGCGTGGCGTACAATCCCATCAAGAACTTCCGTACATCTTTTGGATATACCTTGTTGTTCTTTTCTAAAGCGACTGCCATTCTTAACGGACTTTTCATATTCTTCAATTTTTCGTTAAACCATCAAATGAAGCACAATAGAGAGCCATTCCGCTTGTTCCCCTAGTTCATAGACTTATTCACAACTTTATTCGTCTCATCTGCATCCTACGTTTGCCCATTGACAGATGTCCGAGATTCCAACAAAACAAACATCACGGCTCTCTTCTTGTGTATCATTGTGCCAACGGAAGGATTCGAACCTTCGACCCTAGGATTAAAAATCCTATGCTCTGCCACTGAGCTACGAAAGCGTAAAGGAATGATTGGATTCGCACCAACGCCCCCTTAGTTACCAAGCCAAGTGCTCTACTACTGAGCTACATTCCTCGTATTATGACAAAAGTTCTCGTGGTGCAAGGGAGATTCGAACTCACCGAACCCACAATGGGAATAGATTTACAGTCTATCTTCTTTAACCGCTTGAATATCGCACCTTTTGTGGAACATATACCAATTCCACCTTGTTGCCCCAAGCGGATTCGAACCACTAATGACAGAACCAAAACCTGTAGTGTTGCCATTACACCATAGGGCAATTTTGTATGTACTGCATAAAGGATTCGAACCTTTGAATACCAGCGTGAAAAGCTGGCGACTTAACCACTTGTCTAATGCAGCAACTAGGGTCTCTCACCCTAATAAGAGTTGCTTGTTATAGTCTAGCTGGGCTGGGTAATGTGTAAACCATGCCGTAAACTCCTAAGTCTTGACTTATGGTAGAAGCGACCTCTCAGAAGGCCATCTGTTTCAAACACGATGCAAAGATAAGCATTTTTTCTTATACTTGCAAGTGTTTTAGTGTTTATTTATATTCTTTTGATGAATTTTACATCACTTACCCTTGTGGAGAATGCTACAAAGGGTTTCTACAAGTTTCTTTGCGTCATCACCTTTGATTTCGATAACATTTGAAATTCCATCAGGAGCATCATCGCCTTTCTGTTCCTTATCCAAACGCTTACGGAGAGCCAAATCTGGATTCTCAACCAAGATAGAGTCTAAAGCATAATTGCAAATGCGGCTTGCAAGTTCCTCGTTACCATTCGCATCACGCACAAACTCATTCTTGCCTTCAAGAATATCCATAATCTCGTTGTACTCTTCAGCATTCTCACAATTACGTGAAAGCATACCAATTACCTTGTAGCGGTCAATCTCAAAGCTGACCTTTAATTTGTCTTTATTCATTCTTTCTATCTTTTAAATAATTAAACATTATACCAAAAACCCCTTTCATAATAAAGTCCTCCCTTTACCTCATATCGGATAGCATATGACTCTTTGCAAAGCTGACGGATTCGTATATACAAACGTTTGTCCAACTCTTCCTCAAACAAAAGAGACAATTCCTTCCAATTGTCAACAACAGGAGCAAACCAAGGATATTGCTTCTTTACAACTTGTAGCTCATCCAAGGTTACGTGTCCGTATTCTACCATATCATAGCATCTACGGAAGTCACGATTGTCTTTAGGAATATCCAAATCTTTCTTTCGTTTTACCCCCATCAATGCACTCCACATAGTCTTTGAAGAGACACCTGTATCACAAGTGGCTATCCACTCTATCATTCTTTGCTTGTTCATCTTCTTTTATATTAATCACGCAAAGTCGCTTTATTAACTCTTCACATGCTTCTTTAGTTAAGATACATTTCTTGGAATCTTTAATGTCAGTAACCTCTTCACGAATAGCAGCATTCCTGTCGTACACTTCTTGTAGTTTTTTCTGAAACTCAATTACGTCTTCGTTGGTAAGTTTACCTTTCTTCTCAACAATCTTGTTTGTTATATTCTTATAAACACATTCGAGTTAACTTCATCATTATTGCGTGTACAAAAGTATCATAAATTCTTTCCATCTTGTATTTCCTCCAAAAGTCTTTTGATTACCTCGTTATCTTTATTCTCAATGCGAGCCTTTAAGATACTCTTGAAAGCGGCATCCATTGCCTTGTATCTACTGGAATATTCCTTACCATCCGTATGACACAAGCCTTCCTCTACACACCATGATGTAGTTTGCCAACAGAACTTACCTTTCGAAATGTTTGCAACACAAATGCAGTAACCGAAATGCTCTAAAAGCCAATCTAACACCATATCATAGCTTGGAGCGGATATTGCCGGATGCTTACTATTCAACTTTAAGGCAGCAGAAAACTCAATATTGGATTTCTCCCACTCGGAATTTGAATAAGCGATATAACTGCCGTAATGCTCATTATATTTTCCACCCTTACGAATGCCACCCTTTGCTGTCCAAGGACTAGCATAAGCCCAAAATTCGGCTATCTTCTCATCGTAGCCAACCTCCTTCAGAAGCTTGGCTATCTCAAAAGGAACTACCTTTGGTTTTATCGTCTGCTTATTTGCCATTTTCCACCCTTTTTAAACTGAACCCGAATCAGACTTATCTAATTCATCAATTGCCTGTCTAAGCAAAGGAA